ACGGCCATTAGATTATCTTCCTATCGTGTGTGGTGTTTTCGATGTTGCCACCGGATTTGTACCCCGGAATCACAGATTTTCTTGCTTTTTCCAAATCAGGTGCCGGAACGGCCTCCTGCATTTTTATGGGGTCATACTCTTTTGGAACGCCAAACATCCCTTCACTGCCAAGGAATGTGTACTGAAGTTGTCGTAAAGGTGCATCTTTAAGTTTTTTGCTTGCAGTATCAAACGCTTCAGCACGCCTTTTACCGTACTCCCTATCCAAGTCTTGTTCCATTGTTACAGTCAGTGGAGAAGTGTATTCTTTGGCATTCAGATACTGATCAATAAAACCTAACAACGGCGCGTTTTTTGGTTGGTCAACAGCTTTCAAAAACATCGGGAATCGTGCGGCATAATTTTCCCCGCTAGCAGCTAGCCGCCCTTTTTCATCTCGTACTGTCCCAGTTCCATTCCAAACCATTGGAAACGGCTTTTTTATACGTTTTGCGGTCTCACCTTTGTCGTATACAGCCGCAGCAAACGTAGCTGCTTCTTGGCCAAATCGTGGAGCTAACTTGTTATAAACTTCAATCGCCTTGTCATTATTTATGTTGAATGCGTTAGCACCAAAATCGGGTCTACCTTCCTGTAGCGCCATTGCTGCTAGATATTTTGCGTCGTACACTTCATCTGGCATTTTAAACCCAAGTTCTTTTGCAGCGCGAAGAGCTTCTATGTGTCGGCGCATCGTATCTTCTGAACTATTGCGGGTACCTTTAGTCCAAAAATCAAAACTAGACGGCAAAGTTTCAAGCCCAGTTTTTGGGTCAGTATCTTTCTGGCGAACACCGGGACGCCAGAACTTCAAACTAGGCAAGCCGATATTGTGCGGAGCGATAGGGGCGTAGGACTCTGGGTTTTCTTCAACTTTTACCAGCTTCCCATACTGGTCTAATTTTGCTGCCATCAGTAGTACCCCTCTCGTCTGTGGCTCTTGAACCATTTGGTTGGCTCAGGCTCGTCAGTTGGCAAACGAATAAACCCACCCTGTCGGAACCGAAGTAGCGCCAATGTCGTGGCGTCCACCAAGTCGTCATGCGTACCCGATGGGAAGTCGTTGCACTCTTCCACTACCTCGTAGGCCCAGCGCCTATCAGGCACCCAGACTATACCCGCCGCGAACAAGTCTGATACAGCGTTTACACGACTGATCTTGTCTTGCCCTTTACCCGGCGTGAACTCCATCAGCGGTACGCCCATGCGCCGCATCTCTTGATAGAGTGCAGCACCGTTGGATTTCTTTTCCACGATAAACGTGTCCGGGTTCCACTCTTTATACTGCTCCAACACCATCGCCTTTAACTCTGGAAACTCCAGACGCTCCTTGATCGCGTTCAGCAGGATGATGTTGTAGTTCTTGACCTCTTCATTGAAGAAGACGCCCCAAGTCAAAAGAGCGTTGTAGTCTGAACGGTTGGATTTTTCTTGGGCAGCGTCAAGCGACATGATGATGTGCTCACAGTGCGGCGGGTCATCCTTCTCCCACACCTGCCACCACTCTCGTTTGATCAGCGCCCCTTCCTCGGCGGTCGGGTTCTGCATGTATTGGGCCTGCCAATACCGCACATCCATACTTGCTTTTTTAGCTAGCAATTCCTCAATCGACCAGAAGTCAGGCCAGAGTGGTTTCTCGTTCAGGATGGCCGGGAACTCAACGACCTCCCACTGATCCGCTTCTTCCTCGCGGGTCATGTGATCCATGATCTTTCCCGTCAAGTCAGATTTGCTCCACCGCGTCATCACGACGATGATCGCGCCACCCGGCATCAGTCGCTGAACGGGCCCCGACTGGAACCATTCCCAAGCGGGTTCAAAAACGTCTGCTCGGTTTTGCTTTGCATCTTGTTCGGAATGAGGATCGTCAATAATAAACAGATCAGCGCCGCGACCAGCAAGAGCACCGCCCACACCAATAGCGAAATACTCACCGTTAAAATTAGTACCCCACCGAGAAGCACTTTTACTATCAGCCTGAAGCTCGACATTAGGGAAAACGTCACGGTAGCTCTCCGATCCGACCAAGTTACGCACCCGACGACCAAAGTTCACCGCCAAATCTGCGGTATGGGACGCCATGATGACTTTTTTCTGCGGAAACTTGCCCAAAAACCACGCCGGAGCCAAGTAACTGATCATCTCGCTCTTGCCATGACGGGGAGCGATGTTGACGATGACTCTTTTCTTCTTGCCCGCAGCGATATCTTCAAAGATTTTCGCCAATCTGCGGTGGTGTGGGCCTACTTTGTACCCCGGATACACGTGATTGATGAAGTCGAGGAAGGAATCCCGGCCCAAACGCTGTGTTACCTGCGACTGATACTGTTTTAGAAGCTCAGCAACGCGCCGTTTCTCCTTCTCCGGCAGCATTGGTAGTGATGCCTTGAGTTTTTGCAGGTTTTGCGCGTTAAGTTGCAGCATTTTCGTCGCTGATTACGCGATATTCGATGTTTTCCAGCACCGACAAAAGCTCTTTTTCAACTTCTTCCAGCGGTTTGACCACATGTGTGATCTCGCTGCGCCGTTTAAACGCATCCACACCGTCCACTTCACCCAGTTTGGTGAGTGCTGCTAGGCGCGTTTTGCTGTCTTTGGCCGTCGCATACTCTTTAACAAGGTTGTTCACGACGAAAAGCTTGAACTCGGACAGGTCATCGACCAGTTGGACGTTGCTCTGCTTGACCATCCCGGCCAAGAACGCGATCACATCATTATCGTACTGAGCAAAATCCGGTCGAAGCTGCGGATCTTCGGACATCTTCCGCGCCAGATCGTGCGCGGTCTCGCTGACTTGCAGTGTTGGGAGTAGTGGCTCACCGGTTAGATCCGATATGAGCTTTATAGTCCTTGCCCTTACCTCCAGTTCTTCACTTGGAGACAAGTCAGGCAGGGCCTCGGTTGCCTTTGCAGGCAACGGTACATGTTCTTCGATCTCAGGAACCAGCATGCGTAAGAGCCTCCGCTCCACGTTGTTGTGGAATATACATAAAAAACGGCATGGAACCAAATTAGCAAGGGGGGCCTTTCTATATAAAGGGGGGGTGGGGGGCCAAGTTTCTAAAAATGCGGAGTTATTTGTGTGGATCAAAGCGTAGCGGTGCGGCGGCGGAGTCCCAACGCACACAGCGCCCCCCCGGATACCGTGGGGTCACGCCATGCAGCATCGGGCAGCGCGGCGGCGCGGCGGCGGGAATGCGATTCCAGTATGCTGGAATTGCCGTATAACCTTTACAAGGCTTGCGACTCCCCCCATAGTGGCGACACCGGAAGGCGCTGCCGCATTGGTATGCACCGGTAACAACGCACAATGGAGTGCTACATGTCCAAGTCGAATAAAGGCGCGACGCCTTCAAAGTCGCAGGCCCCGGAAACGGGAATCATTGTTAAGGCTTTCCCGTCCGGCATCGAGGCCGGTATGGCGCTCGGCGCTGCTGCTGAGGCTTACCTGCAAGTCGCGCACCGCATGCGTGCAACGATTGGCGCGGCCTATAACAAGGCTGCGGGATTCCCGCAGTGGGGACGGCTCGAATCGGCGCTCACTGAGGCCGGAGCCAAGGTCGCCAAGTCTGATATCGCGAAAGGCTTGGCCTCCAAGTTTGACGCCATGTATCTGGCGGCAGCGCCCACTAGCACGGACAAGGCCAAGGTCGAGAAAACAGCGGCGCTCTTCAAGGCCGTAGGCTACAGCGCCTTTGACTTTACTTGCCTGACACCACAGGCCAAGGCGGCGCTCGGCAAGGGCAACGATGCCAAGGCCAAGGCGGTGCAAGATTGCAGCGACATGCTGAACAAATTCAGCAGCGCCGCATGGGCTGGCATGATGTCCGCCGATAACAAGTATCACGGACGCGTGACACGCAAAGGCAGCGACGATCGCAAGCCTGTCGCCGATATCATCAAGGGCTGCAAACTTGGCGATGTCCCGGCACGTGTCGGAAAGCTTGTCACGGACGGCATCGATGTCCCCGAGGCTTACCGGCAACTTGCCGCCTTGATCGTCAAGCTCAAACTCGCCAACATCAAGAATTGATCTAGGCCACACGGCCTACTTAGCCCCGCCGCAAGGCGGGGCTTTTTTTTGCCTGCGCGAAACGTAGACAGGCCATAACGCAACGATTCCACCCGGCTGGAATCGTCTACATCGCGGCCCCCTTAGAAACC